CGCCCGCTTCGAATTGCCCGACCACGCCGGGAACGTTCTTCCTAATCCGCTCGATGATCATCTGATTGATCCGGGCCTTCTTCTCATCAAGCGTTTCTGGGCGGTCCATCGGTAGTCTCCTTAAAAAGCGATCACAGCCATTGTACCAGCAGAGGCGCTAGCGACTGCTGCAATTATTGCCATAACGCGGGTGTTGCGCTTTGCGCGATCTGTTTGTTCTTGTGCAATCGCGATCTCTACCCGAGCCCTGGCGAGAGCGGCCTCGTTGTAGGCCTTGAGTTCCCAAGCCCAGGTTTCAACCGCCAAAAGGTTTGCGATCTGCGCGCTCGGCACAAGAATGCCGGAACAGGTGGCCGCGAGGGTGTGCGCATCGAGCGCAGGGAACATCTCTCCAGCGACGACCGGGATCGACTCGGCGCACTCATCCGGCGCAGAGGAGAACACCCCCGGCGGATCTGGTGCAGCCACGGCCATCGCGATCAAAAACGTCCAGGCGATCACTTTTGCCCCGCACGATCATTGAGGATGTCTGCGAGCTCGCTCTCCGGAGAGTCGGACGATACAGCATCGGCGATTGCCTCGCGCTGCTCTTCGGCGACCACGGACGCTTCTTCGGCCGCGGCCTCTGCTTCCTCCGCCACCGCCTCTGCCTGTTTTACGGCAGGCGCAGAAGACGACACCGCGATCGACAGTCGACCAGCAAGGAAGCCTGCAATAAAGTTCGCAAGGCAACCAATCACAGTGGCAACGACAGCGACCGCGGTAGCGTCCATCAGTCGGAAGCCTCTTCGGCCGACTCGGCGGCCTCATCGGAAGACTCGGTGGCGCCCTCTACGGCCTTGCCGTCAACATAGGCTTGCCCGAAGATGTAAGCGCCCAAGATACCGACTGAAAGATGGAGAGCCTCGGACAAGGCGACCTCTTCGGTCATCACTTGAGCTACGATGGGAAGGATGGCGCCCAACAAGGCAAACCAAAACTTACGGGATTTGAGTTTTTCAGACATTGGAACTCCTATTGATCGTGTTTCATGCGACGAATCGCACGCCCTTCAGCATAACGCTCTCGCATATAGCAGCGAGCCCCTCGGCGTCCATCTATCTCCCCCAGTGCACAAAACTCTCAATGGTTGACTTTTTCCGAGTCAGCGACCGAACCCCGTTAGAGGTGTTGCCCTCGATAGTGACGATCCGATCCCCTTGGTCGGCCAGCACTAACCCACAGTGCCCAGCACGAGTTGTCTTGGACGGGTCAGAAAAAGAACCCGTGCGGGACATCAGGAAGATCTCCCCGCTCGCAGAATCATGGCCTGACGCGCCGTACAAAGCGCCCTTTTCGTCCGCCCACTTGCGGATTTGCCACACACCACCAAACCATCGACCAAACGGCGTAGCACCCCATTCGCCAAGCCCAAGGCCTTTGCGTATCCACTGGCTGACAGCAATCGCGCACCACGGATACGCGGGTTCTTCCTCGTTGTACCGGATGTGCCAGTGGTCTGCGTAACCGTTGGTCAGTCCTTGAATGCGATTCGAGCCGGGAGGATCCTCTGTGACACCCAGCCAGCGAATAGCCTCCTCGCATACCGCAATCGCCGGTAAGGTGCCCGAGAGAAGGCGGGAAAGTTCCCCCTGGGCATCTTCAGGGGGTGGGGGCTCTTGTTCTGCGAAGAGTGCCGCGCGTGTCGCTGGCCCAACCAATCCATCTGCATCGAGATTCTCACTTTGCTGGAACTGAATAACGGCTTCTTCGGTAAGTCTACCAAAGACACCATCAGCAGTGAGCGGCCCAAACCCTTTAGCGTTCAGCGCCTTTTGGACTTTACGAACCTGCCTCCCCTGGCTTCCACGTCCAAGTGCCACTACATCTTGCCGAGCAAATATGCAGCCACCACCCAATCCGGGAGCCAAGTGTCTGCTGCGGCATCATCGCCCTCACGCGAATTTGCCCAGACTGATCTCCAATCATCTGGGATATGTTCTATTGCATTTTCGATGTTGTGTTCTGGGCCGCAAACCAGCAAGCAATGAGACCCAAGAACGGTCGCGGCTGTAGCCACAGTCGTTGATGTGACAGCAGCGTTGAACAGCGTTCGCGTGTCGTTTACAGCATCCGCCTGTTCCTCGGCTTCAGCAAGAGAGGGGGCATAGCCAATCCATGTAATACGAATACTCATGATTTAGCTCGTCGGCTCGTAGCCAGATTCAAGGAAATCGAATTTGTAATAGGCACGAAACCCAAACTGGGTGGTACCCGCTCCGGTCGTACTGTTGAGCCCGACAGTTACTCCGACCCCGACATCTCCGCTCATTTCGTCGTCCCAAGATGGGAAGGCGGCGTCCACGTTTGTAGATCCGTCGGCGTTGCTCGATGCGACCATAAGACCACGGGCAGACGCAGGCGGGTAATGGGAGACCTGCACGATGCACATCTCGTTAGTCGTCGAGTTTCCGCCATACCAATTGCCGTTGACATCGCCCGACTTATTCAGCTTCATTTGTGGGCCGGAAGTGCTAACCCAACGAAAACCGCCGCCGCAATTCCGGAAATCCCCGGTCAATCCTTCTGCACATGAAACCATGACATATGGCTCGGTGTCATCCACGGCTTGAGTGGTGATGATGATCAAAAGCTGAAGAGTCCAGCAGTCTGTCCATTGGATAGTGCCCGTGCCCACCGGCTTGGCAATAGCTTTATACCAGCGCAGCCCGTTTCGAGTGCCCGATTGGGTTTGGGTGCTCGATGAGTTGTCGCGATCGAGCGTGATCAAGGTCTCGCTTGAGTCCTCCGAAAAAGCGTAGCCGCCTTGGGACAGGGTGTCTCCATCATCGGTTCTCGTAAAGCTGCCATCTTCCAGCATCATGCGAGTCCAATCGTTCGCGGCGGCGGTGTGGCGCTTAAATAAGCCACTTCGCATCATTCGACCCGTGAGACCCATGACGCCCCCTATTCGCCTGCGCGGTCAGCCCAATAAAGCCTCGCCTTCGTCAACGACACGGTCCCTGCGTTCGTTTTGATGAAGAGATAGCACTTGCCGGCCGTGGTTTGCCCGGTCGGGGCGTTGTACGTCGTGTCCAACGAGACAGCGATGTTGCGCAGGCTTGTGTCGGTCATTCCGGCGTGAACAAGCTGTGACTGCGCCTCGGCCGTCATCGGATCATCGCCAATCGAATCCCACGTGAGGAACAGCGAGATGTTCGCGCAAGTGCCACCAGTCTCGTCCATCTGGATCTCAAGATGAGACAGATAGCCGGACTGCGGCATTGCTCGAGACTTGGCGTCAGCTCCGCTGTCCTCGTGCAGGAGGATGGCTTGGCCAACAGCGTACGACGTAGTGATACTGGCCACCGTCGCGTCGTTTACAACAAACCCTTTCATGGGCCCCTCCCGACCGTTAGGTCAACGATCAGGTGCTGGGGTTGACGATGTCTACGACGAACCCTTCGGTTGTTGCTTCATTATCGGCATGCGAGGCGTTAAACAACGTGGTGACAGTCAGATAGTTCGCCACGGTTGTGTTGAACGCAGTGGCAGCAAAGGCCCCTGCTTGGTCCGTAGCCATGCTCAGTTTGCTTCCGGCTGTTCCAGTGGCAACAGTTCCCCAACCAGCCAGCGTGCCAGAAGCTCCGGCGGTTCTGATTTGGAAAATGCAGTCTCCGACCAGAGCGTCGGTATCTGCAACATCGGTTGCGGCTGACAGCATTCCAGCGTTGGCGCTTGCTGTGGTATTGGAACCAAGGCGCAGGCCAACCTGCAAGGTATCGCTTCCATTGTTGTCGAGGACATAGACAAGGAATTTTACCCGAATGGTAGACCCGGCCACCAGGGTGTTTGCGGGGATTGTGAATTCGGTGCACTCATTCTCGGCAGTGCTTGAGGCCGTTGTCGTGCCAGCAGCTACGTCAGCGTTTGCTTGGCCGCCAACGTGCATCTTGCTGGAGCTCGTGCCGCCGTGGTCGACGAACATCGAAATACCGTGTGAAATGGCGTTGCCGCCTACTAATGCGGGGATCTGGGACATCGTTGAACTCCGGAATGGGAATGGTTCGGGGGAATAATATCACGAAAGTATATGATGCGAGGCGCGATCGCTACCTTTAGCGACCCTTCTCGCGCTCGGCGTTGGAGTTCTCTTCTGCCAGAGACATCTGGATACCCTTTTCGAGCCGTATGCGAGCGGTTTCCTCAGTGGGGTCGATACGCGGCCTAAGGCCCCCAAACCCCAGAAGCTCCGACTTCCAGCCCAGTCCGCGGATCTCGCGGGGACTCGCCATTAGATATTTCTGGCCTTCGAGGGCGAGCATAGCCTCGTCCGCGTTGACGAATCCAACCTCCCTGAGCTTGCGGTGAATGACGGGATCTTCCACCTTGCCAAGGGCGGGCCTCGCGTTCTCCCATCGTCTTTCGTCTACCTCGACCCACCGCTGGAGCAGCCCCTCCCTTTCTTCCCCTACTTTCGGAAGGGCTTCGCCCCACGGGAACGTTTTCGACAACGCGCCCGTGTGGGGATCGATGTGGTATCGCACATCTCTGTTGGCGAGGAGTTCGTCGATGGTTGTTGCCTTGTAGGTGGACTCAAACACCGTCGCCCCAAAGATGTCCTCCGCCCACTCTGGGTTTGGATCCCACGG